AGATATTAACCCTATATATCATAAGGATTTGACGGAACTGGCGCGAACTGGCCACGATATGCCGCGATTAGTCACGACCACCGCTAGTGGTCAAAAATCGGCTGTAGACGATATTGGGGATTTTGCGAAAGAGGTACTAGGTGTAGACCTAATGCCGTGGCAGTTAAACATTTTGCATGGTTTAACGTCTATGGATAGCAACGGCGATTACTTGCACCGTGTCGGCCTTGTGTCTGTTGCCCGTCAAAACGGTAAAACGGTTGCTATTGCTTCGCTTGTTGGCTGGTGGCTAACTACGCAAGGTAAAGCGCGTGGCCAGGCGCAAACCGTTATTACTGTTGCGCATAAATTGGATTTGGCTACCGCGTTGTTTACATATTTGGCGCCAATATTGGAAACTAAGTTTGGTGCCCACGTGTCGTGGTCTTATGGGCGCATGGTTTTAACTATGCCCGATAATTCGGTATGGTTCCCCAGGGCGGCCACGCCCGCAGCAGGTCACGGCTACAGCGTCGACCTGGTAGTAGCCGATGAGGTTTGGGATATTTCCGAAGCGGCCATAGACGAAGGTTTATTACCGTCGCAACGCGCCCGCAAAAACCCGTTATTTGTAATGATGTCCACGGCAGGTACACAAGACAGTAAAGCCATGTTGCGTTGGCGTGAACAAGGATTAAGGGCAATAGATAGCGGCGAACAAACCAAACTATATTTTGCCGAATACAGCCCGCCGCCGTCAATGGATTTAATGACGCCCGAAGCCTGGGCGTATGCAAACCCCGCGCTAGGTCACACGCTACAAATGGAAGTAATCGAGGCAGAAAGCGAAGCCCCAAACCGAAACGCCTTTTTACGCGCGTCAGTTAACACGTGGACAGCAACACAAAATGGCTGGTTAGAACCTGGAATATTCGAGGCGTTGCAATCCGACGAACCCATACCCCCAGGCGGAATACTTGCTATTGAAGTAGACCAAGACGGCGCGCTATATGTTGGCGTACGGGCCGTACAAGTAGGGTTAAAAACAGCCGTTACCGTTGCGTTTGTGGCGGGCACCCTGGCCGAAACGTGGCGCCTAGTTGAAGCCGAAATAGTGTTAGCGCCAACGTTGCGCGTAGCAATAACGCCAGGTTTAGAAATACATTTACCTCCAAATATGGAACGCCGTAAAACCATTGTTGGATATCGCGAACTATTGAAATGGACTAGCCCAGTAAAAAATATGATTATAGAAAACCGTATATATCATCACGGCGAAAACCAGTTAATAGAACACGTTGAACGCGCCGTACTTATCAAACACCAGGGCAGCGTAGCCCTATCGTCGACGCGTAGCCCTGGGCCTATCACATTGGCTAGGTGCATGGTTTGGGCTGCAGCGTTAGCGTCAAAACCACAACTAGTGGGCAAACCGTTAGTAGTAACAATAAACCGCTAATATCGTAACGGCACTACCTACGACGGCTTGCCTTTCGTCGGGAAAGAATAGACCGCTTCACCGTGGGTAGTGCCACCAAACTTTTAACAGATATGGCAGACTTACCGTATGGCGTTATTTAACAAGGTCAACAAGGCCGCAATCGGTACCACCGTAAAAGCGGCGGCTAGTGGCGCCAATGCTGGGGCGTCACAATTAGACAATTTTTATGCTTTTACCCAGGGCAATAGTCGCCAACGCGCTATGGCCGTACCTGCCATTACCAGGGCGCGCGATTTATTGGCGTCGGTAATTGGTTGCACACCTTTAAAAATGTATAACGAAATGTGGAACCCTGTAAGCCGTGAACTTGAACAAATAGAAATAGCGCCGCGCGCTTGGACTAGACAATTAGACCCGTCGCTACCAAATAGCACAACTCTTGCATGGTTATTCGATGATTTATTTTTTACCCAGCGGGCTTTTTTATACATTACTGAACGTAGCAGCGACGGCTACCCTAAGGCTTTCCAACGTATGCCTAGCGCTATGGTTTTAACACAAGACCAGGCAGGCCCCGTATTTTTTGCGCCGTCTAAACAAATAATGTTTAGCGGTTTACCTATCGACCACCGTGACGTAGTGCAATTCATTAGCCCTATTCAAGGTTTGTTGTATACAAGCCCTAACGCAGTATTAACAGCGTTAAAACTAGAACAAGCGCGTTTACGCAATAGTTCAAGTTTGCTACCTACGGGCGTTTTGCGTCAGGTTGCAGGGGAACCGCTTAGCGCCGAAGAATTACAACAATTAGGCCAGTCTTTTGAAGCGGCCAGGCTTACAAATTCTGTAGCAGTTTTAAACGAATTTGTTACCTACACCGAAACAACTAGCGACGCCAGTAAACAAATGTTAGTAGCGGCAAGTGAATACCAGAGTTTAGAAATAGCACGTTTGGCCAACTGCCCGCCATACCTTTTAGGCGTTGCGACTGGTTCATACAGTTATCAAAACAGCACTCAGGCGCGCCAGGATTTGTATATGTTTGGCGCCAAATTGTTTATGGACTGTATAAGCGAAACGCTATCTATGGGTAACGTTTTACCGCGAGGTACTTACGTTTCTTTTGATATTGACGATTATTTAAGCGAAACCTATTTATCTGAAAACGACACACCCGCACAAGTAAACGAAGTAGGAGTAATGCCAAATGCTTAAATTAACTCAACAAGAATTAACGCTAGACGCCGCAGGCCCTAACGGTATGCCACGCCGAACCCTTGCAGGTTTAGCGCTGCCATACAACGTTGAAGCAACCGTAAACGACGGTACAAAAGTAATGTTTATGCCAGGCAGCCTAAACGCAGGCGCAAAAATGCCCAAACTTTATTTGGGGCATGACAGCACCCAGGCCGTAGGACTTGTAACCGCTATGGTCGATACGCCTGGCGGCATGATGTACGAAGCCCGCATATCCGAAACTACGTTAGGTAACGAAGCGCTGGTATTGGCAGCCGACGGCGTACTAGACGCCGTAAGCGTCGGCGTAAACCCAACCCGTTTTACATACAACGAAGCGGGCACAATGATTATTGAAGCCGCCGACTGGCAAGAATTATCGCTAGTACCTTTTGGGGCTTTTAAAGGCGCTTCAGTAGACCGCGTAGCAGCGTCGCAGAGTATCCCACAAGAACCCACAGAAATAGATAATATTGAAACCGAAACACCTAACGAGGAGTTAGACAACATGGAACAGCCAACAGACACCCCAACAGTTATCGAAGCCGCACACGTAGCGCCAATCGTTTACGCCCAGCCGCGTCAATTCAAATTGCCTAGCGCAGGCGAATATATTGCAGCGTCACTACAAGGCGGCAGCGTACTTGCAGAAATGAACGCAAAAATTCAAGCCGCAGCGCCTGACCTGACTACCGTTGATGTTCCTGGTATTTTGCCCGAAATTATTACGGGCAGCGTGTTTGACGGGCTTAACCCTATTAGGCCTTTTGTTACCGCAATCGGCACGCGCGCTATGCCACAATCGGGCGCAACATTTCGCCGCCCAAAAATTACGGTAAGGCCAGTAGTTGACGAACAATCACCCGAACTAGACACCCTTAACCCTTCAACCGTTACCGTGTCAAATTCAAATGTTGATAAACATACGTTTGGAACGTACGTCACCATGTCCGAACAATCGTTGGACTGGTCAGACCCCGCGTCAATTAACATTGTTTTAAGCCAGTTGGCTATCGCTTATGGTCAAGCAACAAATACCTACGCAGTAACAGAGTGTCAAGGCGCGATTTCACAAACCAGCGCCGTTGCAAACACGTCAGACCCTGCCGACTGGATAGCAGCCATTTACGAAGGCGCCCGCCAAATTTCATTGAACAGCAACTACCTACCTACCCATATGGTCGTAACACCAGGTACGTGGGCTACATTGGGTTCACTTGTTGACAGCACAGGCCGCCCAGTATTTCCACAAATTGGCGCTATGAACGCGCCAGGTCAGTTGTCGGCTGCAAACTGGAACGGCAACCCGCTAGGCCTTGTGTTAGTTGTCGATAAAGATACCCCAGGTTCATTTATGGGCCACGCCGCAGGCCCAGCCGCAGGTTTTGAATTTTACGAACAGCAAAAGGGCGCAATTTCTGTAGACGTACCTAGCACCCTGGGCCGCACTATTGCGTACCGTGGCTATGCAGCAACGTTTATGGCAGACGCTACAAAATTCGTTAAATTCGTCTAGTCGAAAGGCGGCCTAACCGCCATGACACAGGTTTATCAGGTAGCGCATAAAACGCTTATAGACAACTACGCAATTTTAGAAACGCTTACACCAAACGAAGTTTATGTAGGCGCTTCAATTATTGTTGCAAGTGTTGACGCAACATTTAACGGTACGCAAACCGTTTTAGCAATACCCGAATATTTGTTTATTGGTGTTGACAGCGACGGAGATTTACTTTTTAATTATCAAGTACCCGTACCGTTTCAAATTTTGTTTGCAAAAACAGCAAGTAACGTGGCGCGTACTACAGCAACGGGAACCGTAACGCTAGGTACCGTACCTTGCACGTGGATTACCGCAGCACAAATAGAGGACTGGCTAGGCATAGGTACCGCGTCGGCATTGGATACAACATTTCTTACACAATGCGCGGCTGCTGCAAACGATTTTTGTTTTACAAGACGTTTAGAAAGCGGTTACATAGACGCAAAAGGCACAAGCCCAAGTAACAGCGTCACCCTGGGAACTATCGCTTACGGCGGCTTTTTATATCGACAACGCGGCGCGGTAACAGATTTTGCCAGTTTTGACGGTTTGCCTGCAGGTAACAGCGTTGGCCTGTCACCAATGATTAAACAACTTTTAGGTATCCCACGCCCCCAGGTGGCTTAAATGCCTGTTGCTTTTACAGACCTGTTTAACGAAGCGCTAGACGACTTAGCAGCCTCTCTGACGACCATTACATCGCTTCAGGTAGTAACAGACCCCCGTAACCTTGTACCGCCTTGCGCGTTTATAGACGCCCCCACGTTTACCGTGTTTAGTAACAACGTTGTAGAAATGACATTTCCAATACGCATAATTACGTTGGGGCCTGGCAATCTTGACGCGCAACGGTCATTACTCAACTTGGCTAGCAAGGTCATTACTAAAAAAATTGGCGTAACTGACGGGCGCCCAACTATCGCAGTAATCGGCGGAAGCGAACTACCCGCCTACGATTTGACCATAACCCTACAAGCCCAGGCAACCGCCTAGAATAGGTACAAGATGAAATACACAATTATTAGCCCCCGTATTGGTACGCCAGGCGACGAATACGTACCACTAGACGGCGTTAACGTCGACGCGCTGGTAGCAGGCGGCTTTATAGAACAATCCACCGTAAAGGCGCTTAAAGGTGCTAAAACTAAGACAGACACAAACGAGGAGTAAACCACATGGCCACTAGCACGTATCTAGCAAGTCCAAACCTAACCATTAACAGCGTTTCAATGCAAGACCAATGCCACGGCCTTACTTTTACGCGCACTATCGAGGCGCTAGAAAGTACCGCGTTTGGTAGCAATTCGCGCGTGTATGTTGCAGGCCTAGAAAATTCAACGCTTCAATGCGATTTGTACCTATCGTTTGCCGCGTCAGAAACTTACGCAACGCTAAAATCATTAGTAGGAACGTCTACAACGGTTTCATGGTCTGCAAGCGCCACAAGCCCAGGTACCGCAACCAATCCAACCATGACACTAACGGGCACCTATCTTGAAGCGCTGCCGTACGAAATGGCCCTGGGCACTCTTGGGCAGGTAAGCATTACCTTTACGGGCGGGGTTTATAGCGTCGTCGAAGTTTAATTAAACGCCTGAAAAGGCCCGACACAAAAGGCAGACAATGAAACTTACGCTAAAAGTAGAAACCGCAGATACCACCTATGAGGTGGCAACAAACCTTTATGTAATTGTTATGTGGGAACGCAAATACAAACGTAAAGCGTCAGACATGGCCGCAGGTATTGGCGTTGAGGATTTAGCATTTATGGCGTATGAAGCGTCAAAATTAAATAAAATTGTTGTACCCAGCGAATTTGATACGTTTGTAAAAGGGTTAACAAATATTGAAGTAGTGGATACAGAGGCCGCAAACCCCACCTACGCGGCACCCACAGACGACAACTAGCCGAACTGCTAGTAGCGATTTCGTGGTGGCCGCCGTCAATCCCTTTTGAATTAGACGATTTGGCTACCGTTGTTGCTGTATTATCAGACAACAACAAACAACGAAAGTAACCGCTATGGCCGTTAGTGCAAGAATTGACATTTACGGGGTACAACAAGCGTTAAAAGAATTAAACGAAATTGACCCAACCTATCGAAAACAAGTAACCAAAAGTATTAAAAACGCAGGCACAGTAATTGTAAACGAAGCGCGGTCTATGGTTGCTAACTATTCCAACAGTTTAGGTAACGGCGCCCCACTATCGGGCATGGTGCGCGGCAACATGATTAAAGGCCGTGAAACGTCTTACCGTACCGACGCCGTACAAAAAGGCTTTAAAGTTAAGGTAGGTGCCAGGGCAACGAAAGAACGTTACGTCAATTTTAATAAAGGCGGATACACCGAACAAATAGTATTCGGCGCTTTACCATATCGAATTATGGTTATTCAACAAGTCGACGCCGCAGGCGCCATTTACGACCACGCAGGCCGCAATACAAGTAGTTTATTTATTACAAATTTAAACGCACAAGAAGGCGAACAACCCCGCGTATTAGATAAGGCCGTAGACAGAAACCAGGCGGCAGTTGAAACCGAAGTTATAGCCGTAGTTGCCGATGTAATGGAAATCGTTAATAGAAAAATGCTGGTTACTTATGGCAATTAACATACCTATTTTAACGTCGTTCAACGGCAAGGGCGCCGAAGCGGCTATAAAAGAATTTCAAAACCTTACTAACGCGTCAGATAAAGCGGCGTTTGCTATAAACAAAATGGCGGTACCTGCCGCTATAGCGTTTGGTGCCATTGTTACAGGCGGATTTAAAGCCGCCCAGGCCGCAAGTGACTTTAACGAAACGGTCAGTAAATCGGGAATAATTTTTGGTACAGCGTCAACCGAAATTAAAAAATTTGCCGATACTGCCGCCGACAGTTTAGGACTATCAAAACAAGCGGCGTTAGACGCAGCCGCAACTATGGGCGTTTTTGGTAAATCCGCAGGTTTAGCAGGTACAGATTTATCAAATTTTAGTATTGAAATGGTCAAATTGTCAGGCGACTTAGCAAGTTTCCATAACGCTAACCCTGCCGACGTAGCCCTAGCGTTAGGTGCAGCGCTTCGAGGTGAAGCCGAACCTATCCGCAAATTTGGCGTACTACTAAACGACGCAGCCGTAAAAGCCCAGGCTATGAAAATGGGTTTATACGACGGCACAGGCGCATTAAGCGCCCAAGCAAAAGTATTAGCAACCCAAAAAATTATTTTGCAACAAACCAGCGACGCCCAGGGCGATTTTGCGCGCACGTCGGAAGGCGCAGCGAACCAGCAACGCATATTAAAAGCCCAGGTAGACAACGCAAAAGTAGCGATAGGTGAAGCATTTTTACCAATACTTGAAGCCGTATTACCTGTATTAGTTAATTTTGCTAAAATCATTGGCAACAATACCGACGCTTTCGTAGCGGTAGTTGCAGTAATTGGCACGTTTGCTGGGGCTATTGTGACCGCTAAAACTGCTATGGCATTATGGAAAGCGGCAAGCGTAATTACCACGGCTATTAACTATGCCCTGGCTACGTCGTTTACTGCCGTACAAATTGCTACAGGTATTGGCATTGTTGCTGTAGTTGCAGGCGTAGCGGCGTTTGCTGCTTACACGGCAAAAATGAACGCAGCCCGTAAAGAAAGCGACGCCCTGAACCAGCAAACACTAGTTACGGCGGGAACTATTGCAGGTACTGGCGCGCTTATGGGGCCTAAAGGTTTTATAGGCCCCGAACTGACAAACGACCAATTAAAAGAAGCAATAGACGCGTTTAATAAAGCAAAAGACAGCGCTAATAAATTTGGTGGTGGCGTCGATTTAGCAGCCGAAAAATTAAAGAAAATGAAAGACGCAATAAAAGAAGCGTCGGCAACTTTAGTTGAGGATATGACTAAAGCGTTAGACAACGCTAAAGACAATTTGAAAACAGCGCAAGACGCATTTAACGAATTTGGTCAAAAAGTATCTACCAGCCTGTTAGACGCCTTTAGTTTTAAAGACGCTAAAAACGCAGGCAAGGACACAGGCGCAGGGTTTTTAGTTGGATTACGTGACCAGGTCAAAAATATAAACCAATACGGTACTGACGTTGAAACGTTGCTACGTATGAATTTATCGCAAGACGCACTAGCCGAAGTATTAAAGGCTGGTAACGAAAGCGGTAGCGCTATCGCTGCCGAACTTATTAAAGGCGGTCAAACCGCTATCGACGAAACTAATACGCTTGTAGCGTCGGCTAAAACTATGGCCGACAGAATAGGCACATTGGCTGCAAGTCAGTTTTATAGCGCTGGGGTATCTAACGCGCAACAATATTTGGCAGGTGTCGAGGCGGCTATGGCTGTTGCTAACGCCAAACTGGCAGGTAAAGGCCTTAAATTAGCCGACGTAAAAGGCATTAGCGCAGGTTTTCAAGACGCTATAAAAGCGCCTGTAATGGCCCCCGTTGCGCCACGTAACCCACGGGGCGACGAATACGCAACCTATAACGTAAGCATTAACGGCGGTATATCAACCAGCGCCGAAATTGGTAAAGCCGTTGTAAACAGTATTCGCCAATTCAATTTACTTAACGGCCCCGCAAATATTCAGGTTGCGTAATGGCTACCGCGTTAATTAACGGCGGCCCCAATTACCTAATAGAACTGGACACAGGCGCAATAGTAGACGGCTTCGAATTAAACGACGCTACACGTGGCGTATTAGATAATCCTGACTATGTGCTAAACGGTACTACCGATTTTGCCGACATCACTACATACGTTGAAACGGTCAACATTAAACGCGGTAGGCAACGTACAACAGACCAAACTACGCAAGCGGGTACGTGTTCGTTCACTATGAAAGAGTATGTAGACGACCAAAATTTGAACCCGTTAAACGATTTAAGTATTTACTACGACAGCGCCCAGGCTATGCCAGGTTTAGCACCTATGCGTATTGTGCGAATTTCGCGTAACGGTCAATATTTGTTCGTTGGCCGTGTAACAAACTATGACTACCGTTACAACTTGGGCGCGCTTGATGAAGTTACGGTAGTTTGCGCCGACGATTTTTATTTACTTAGCCGTACAACGTTAGCCACGTTTACGCCAAGTGTTCAAACCAGCGCGGCCCGCCTATCGACAGTATTAGCCCGCCCCGAAGTTGCCTACACAGGCACTACAAGTATTACCGCAAGCCCTGTAGCCACCCTGGGCGCCTATCTAGTGGCCGACAATACCCAAGTAGCGGCATACATAAACCGTATAAACGAAGCCGAACAAGGCCGCATATTTTTATCAAGGTCAGGCGTTTTAACAATGCAACCCCGCATAACCAGCACGTTTAGTAGCCCTGCCCTACAACTATCCGACGGTATCGGCGTACCATACAACGCGTTAACTATAGATTTTGACGCGTCAAACGTCATTAACAGGGCGTCAATTACCATTGAAGGCGGCAGCGCCCAAGTTGCAACCGACGCTACATCTATAGCCCAATACTTTACGCAATCCGTAGAACAGTCCGACAGCCTGTTATCGACTAACGCCCAGGCTGCAACCCTGGCCAATTATCTACTAGTAGCGCAACCAGCGCCCCGTTATACGTCGGTAGGTATATGGTTTGGCAGTTTGACAGCCCCGCAACGGGCCGCCGCCGCCGTTATTGAATTAGGCGATTTAATAGAAATAACTAAAACCGAAACGTTTGGTACCGTAACCCAGGAACTTTACGTAGAGGGAATAGAACACGTAATAACGTTTGACGGCGGCCATGCCATGCGTTATTACACAAGCCCTACAAGCCTGGTTTATCAGTTTATTTTAAATGATATAACCTATGGGGTAATAGGTATCGCAGACCCGCAACCCGCTTTAAGTTAGGATAAAAATTATATGGGCGCCAACGCACAAACCAGCGTACCGTTGTACGCGGCTGCAGAAATTTTGACTGCTGCAAATATGAATATATCGGCTGGTACTGGCGTACCTGTTTTTGCTACCACGGTTACGCGCGACGCGGCGTTTGGTGGCGCAAGCGAAAAGGTGCTTGCAGAGGGCCAGTTGTGTTACATCGAGGCAAGTGATGTGGTGCAGTATTACTCTGGTAGCGCGTGGGCTACTGTCGGGCCATCAACATCTGGCGTCGTGCAAGTAAAATCTACAACAGTTACGGCAGCAACTTTTAGCACAACATCAACATCATTAACAGACATAACTGGCTTGTCTGTATCTATTACGCCGACAAGCGCTAGTAACAAAATTTTGGTCATGGCTAATGTGTCTGGCGGTTTAAGTGGTTCGGGTGAACCTTTTAGATTTACTTTGGCGCGTGGTGGTACTTCTATTGCAGTAAGTACGGGCGGCGGCGGCGGCATAAATGTTGGAACAAACATTGGTGAAGGGCGTACTAGTGATTATGCGTATAGTTTTGCTATGTCGTTTTTAGACAGTCCTGCAACAACATCAGCAACAATTTATAATGTGCGAACCGTTGTTGGTGCATTTACATTTTATCTAAACCGTAGAGGCGCAACAGATACTTACAATGGCGTAAGCACAATTACAGTAATGGAAGTAACACCATGACCGATTACGCAATGGTATTAACAGCGAACTACGCAGGCACACAGTGGACTCTAAACGGCGATTACGACACTCTTGTTTGGCTTAGTGACGGCACACCACCAACACAAGCCGAACTAGACGCACAATGGCCAACAGTTGCATACAACAGCCAAGTAGTAATTGTAGAAACAAACCGCCGAACACAATACGAAGCACAGTCAGACGGACTTTTCTTCGAGTGGCAACGCGGCACAAACACGCAAGCCGCATGGGAAACAGCAGTGCAAGCGGTAAAAGATGCAAACCCGTACCCACCTAACCCTGCTGGCTAGTTTTGTGTTTGCAATTGTCCTGACCGCCTGCGAAACAACACGAACCAACGCGCCACACAAAACACGCAACAGCGCACTAACACACTGCAGCACTATCGCCCAATGCGAAAGAGTTACTAATGGCTAGAGAAAAAGCCGAAATAGAATTGCTACATGCACGCATGATAGTTTTTGTCGGCTGCACTATCGCAGTCACGTTTGCATTAACCGTTATTGGGTTTGTTTGGGGCTTATTGTTTGTTACTCAACCGTTAGAACAGTCACCAAACGACGCGCAATTTATCGACTTACTATCGACCCTTACCGTTTTTATGACTGGCACACTTAGCGGCCTGGTAGCGGCAAACGGCCTTAAACGAAAGCCTGCAGACCCTACTAATGGGACCCCAACCCCCTAAACCTGTAGTGGTACCAGCAATTAAAAAACTGGTATTACCTGCCACGTTGGGCCAGATCACCCCAGGCGAACTACCCGCCAACATGCTTATAGATATAAAGCCGTATGGAAAACTGCACCCGCGCGCCGCAAACGCATACAACGCAATTAGGGCCGCCGCGTTTACTGCAGGTATAAAACAATTCAAACCAATATCGGCAGGCGATACCTACAGGTCATTAGCGCAACAAACCGCAGGGTTTTTACAGCGTTACACCCTGCAACCTATCGAAGGCGCTTCAACCCGAACATGGCAAGGCCGCAAATATTATTTACGCCCAGGCAACGCCCCACTAGCAGCGCCAGGAAGTAGCCGCCATAACTTAGGTTTAGCCGTCGATTACGCAAACATGGAAGGCGAAACATGGGCGTTTATGTGCGAACACGGCCCCGCTTACGGCTGGTCATTAGAGGTCATGCCTGCCGAACCGTGGCATTGGTTTTACTACCCAGGCGACAAAATCCCCGAACCCGTAACCCTTTATTTACAAGGCTTACAGCCAGTATCCATACCTAACGCGTAAGCGTCTACTACGGTTTTAAGACCGACGAAAAAGGGGTATTGCATGAACTTTCTATTAGCCAAAATATTTACGGCTGTCACTATAAGCCTGTCAGGGTTAGCGCTTGTCTATGACGCTTACAACACGCCTAGCGCCCTGCCTGTAACGCCCCCCGTTACAGTCAATTTGACGCCTATACCTGCAACCCCAACTACAACAGTTAAGCCGTTAACAGACTGTCAATATGCGTTACAACTAGCCCAACAAGCGGGCTGGCCATTAACCGAAATGGGTACCGTTGCCCGCATTATTTACCGTGAAAGCGGTTGCAAACCCGACGCGTTTAACGCCCAAGATAGTAACGGCGGTAGTTACGGCCTATACCAAATTAACGGCTTTTGGTGTCAACCCAACAAATATTGGCCTACAGGCTGGTTACAAGCAAAAGGCATATTACAAACCTGTAACGATTTATTTGACCCTGTAGTTAATACAAACTCTGCAATAGCCATATGGCATAATTCAGGGTACGGCCCGTGGGCGTTGCCTAACCCATGACCGAATACCCGATACCCGACCCAGGCCTAACAGAAAGCACCCGACAGATGTATACCGAAAAGTACCGCGAAACTTTTAACAATTTTATAGATGAAATTTGTCGACCTAATCACGTACCGCCAGTAAAAGATATTGACCATAGTATTTTGCTAGACGAATTGGCAATATTGCGCGAAAAGTATTTGAACGGAACCCCAAGCGACGAACACAAATTTGCGGGCGCTGTCATTACCGCCGCTATGGCCGTAATTATTGGTATATGAAATGTACCGCTTGCGGTCAAATACTTAAAGAAACACCGCACAAAACTAACCCAACCAAAAAGTTATACAGCCATAAAGATTTAAAAGCCTGCACCAAACGCAAACCGTTAAGGAACCCGACACCGTGGCACAAATAAACGAAAGAGTAACAATCCGTTTAACAGGCCAAGACCGCGTAGAAATAAACCGTTTGTATCAAGAACGCGAAACACAAACAAAACAATTAGGCGCACGCGACACGTTCACTAGTATTTACACGCCTAAAGCGTCGTTTACTGGTTTAGTTGCCGAATACGCGTTTGCTAAGTGGTTTGGCGTCGAATTTGTTACAAAACCATATGACCCAACAGGCGCCGACGTTTTGGGCTACCAAATTAAAGCAACGGAACGGTACGACGGTTGCCTAATCAAACAGCCCCATAACCCGCCAGGCATATACATTTTGGGCATAGTTTTAAACGACTTTACCGAAGTTAGTTTTAGAGGTTGGAAAGACAGCACCGAAATACACCGTTTTTGTTACTGGCGGGCCGACGTACCCAAACCTGGCTATTTTGTGCCACAAACCCAACTATGGGCGTTATCAGATTTACCCGAAACTATCGAACTACAAACTCACCGTA